TTGTCCACGCAAAGTTACAGCGTAGATAAAGCTAGGATCCTGGGCTATCATTTGTTGGAAACTTCTAGCATCGGTTGCATTGATATTGTAAGTAACATTGGTCATACTTGATTGACTATTAGATTGGCCAATCTGACTATTAGGAGTTACTTGCATACCAGCGGCCCCACTAATAATTTCTGGACCTTGTTCACCTACAATAACTGGTGCATTAGTTGGAATAGTTCCGCCATCGGCAAAACCTAATAATTTACCTACACCGCTGAATAAACTTGAAGATCCGCCGCCACTTGATGTAACACCTGCACCTGTAAACAAATTGGCAAATAATTGACGAATTTGGCTACGAAGAATATCTTCTGCAATATTTTGAAGTAATTGGTCAAAACTAAGTTTACCTGTTTTAGCAAAATTAACAATAGCATCTTCCATGCCTTTGGTGCTATCATCGAATAATTTTTTAGCTTCAGTAGCACCATTAGATGCATTTTCAACATATTGATTAATTGATTTTTGCCATTCATTACTCCAACTTCTAGCGGCATCAATACTTTTTTGAGTAGCATCTGCTTCTTGTTGTGCAAAATTTTGAACAGCTTTAACACGATCTTGATATAGTTTATCTTGTGTTACATCTGCATTTGATCCTAATTCAGCTTGGCGAATCTTGGCATAGGCTGAAATTTGTGCATCGGCCCATTTTTGTATTTCAGCAATCTTTTTCTGTGTATCAGTCAAAGTTGCTTCAGTGACTTGTCTATCAAGTTCTTTAATATTGTTACTGACTTGTTGTTCTAATTGACGATAACTTAGGCGTTCTTTTTCAATATCTTTGGCTTTTTGTAATTCACTATTTTGTTCTTTGAAAGATTCATACCTTTGATTTTCTAAACTCTTCATTTGATTTAGAACACTTATTTCTTGACTATGGTCTGCACCTCGTTTATTAGCCTGTTCAGCTTCTAATTTGGCAATGTCTCCATTTAATTTTTGTATTTCAATTAGATGTTTTCTTTCATTATCAAAGTTAGCTAATTCAGCGGCCTTGCGTGTATCACTAGCACCTACTAGACTAATTTCTAATGCTATGCGTTTTTGTGTTTCTTCATTAGTCAACTTCATCATTTCAAGTTGATTTTTAAGATTTTGAACAGCACCAGCGTTTGGATCTAATGTAGGACCTGTAACTAATGGAATCTTTTGTTCGTCTTTATTTTTCTTAAGTGCATCTGTATTGGTATTAATTAAACCCGTAAATTTTTGATAGACATAAGATAAATTTTCACCTATTTGAGTTTCAACTTTACCTAATGATTCGGATAAAGATTTTGAATCAGAAGTAAGATAATCAAATACAACAGCTAACGCTGTTCCTGCCGCAACACCAGCCGCAAATAATCCTACAATAGGAGCAAATTCTACAAGTAATGGTGCCATTGCGGCAACCATACTACCAATTGCACCAGCAATACCTAAAAATACTTTAGCAATACCTAAAGAAGTTATACCTAAAAATACTCCTAATAAAGCATCACCTGCTAATTTAGCAACACCAAATTTATCTGCTAAATCTGTGATATAGGAAATAAATTGCAATATAGGTGCTAATAATGCTAAGATTTGGTTTTTAACATCACCAATAAACACAGCAAGACTAGCATAGGCCCTTTGAGCCGCTTCAGCACCTGCCGCGGCATCAGCCATTTTACCACGATTTTCTTCTATTTGGGCGCTGAGTGCTTTGAAATCAACACCTTTGAATTGGCGACTTAATAATTCATAAGCGATTTGGGCTCGTTTGGCAGGATCTTCCATGTTGCCAAGAGATTTGACCACCATATTAAACACTTCATCTGGACTATGGGTTTTCAAATCTTCCATTGAAATACCCAATGCTTGGAAATCAGCACGAAGTTTTAGGTTACCATCATTGGCATTTTGAGCGGCTTTTTCTAAAAATCCTAATGCAGTGGCAAGATTACCAGTATCTTTGCCAACACTAGCGGCCGCACGACTAATTTCTAATAGACTTTCAGTGGTCATGCTGGTTGATTCGGCTAATCTAGCAATAGCCGCACCGCCTTCAACTACACTTTCAATGAATGATACCACACCAATCTTAAGAATAGCATCACCTAATTCTCCAAATGCATCTTTTAATGGATCTGTACTTTTTTTCATGTTGGTCATAGTGGTATTAACACTATCACCAGCGGCTTTTACCTTGGCACTAAAATCATTAAGTTGTTTTACAGCATCATTTAAGCCCTGTTGGAAGATGCTGGCATCTATTGTTAAATTTACATTTAGATCATTTGGTCCGGCCATATTACAATCCTACACTTTTAAGTTTTTGAAGTATTACCTGTTTGGCATAATCGATAGTTGGTTGACTCATACCATTAGGTGCTTGTACTGAACCTCGCATCTGTCCATCTCTAAACCCACGACCAGCATCTAATACAGCCGCATAAGGATAATTGCCATTAATGGTACGACCATTTAGGCTTGTGTTAGATCGAGCATTACCGGTTTTAACAGGAGTCAATTGATAAAACCTTTGATAAATTTGAGGCATGCTGGCATCAATAGCTTGGTCAAGCTGTTTGAATGTTACTGTTAAATTATTTGGACTTACTGACATTCCCACCGGCAAAACTCCTTGCTCTTTCTACCATACGCAACATTTCTGCTTCGTCGGGTTTTTTAGCACCAACAGCCTTGCCTTCTGACAAATCTTGTTGATACTTTCTATATTTTGTAGCCACATCCATAACATAAAGATCGAATGTGTCTGCTCTTTCAAGGGCCTCGCTGGGTAAACAATGATATCTTGTAGCTAGATTGTCTATAGTCAAAACTAAAAAGATATCCTTTTCATTCCAATCAGGGTCCTCGCCTACTACTTTCCCAAGGTCGCTACAATCTTGGTAATTGCCCTCATTAATACTGGTCCGGGAATACTAACTTCTTCAGTAATAATTTCATTACCATCTTCATCAAGAATCATCTTGCGTACCATTTCTAACATGGCTTCATTGTCAGTGCCTTGTGTAGCGGCTAGTTTCATGAATGTTTGAATTGGTTGGCGATCATAAGTGTAAAATTCTAATGATTCACCATAAGAGGCAATAGTATCCTCATCATCGAGAATTACTTGTATTAATTTAGGCTTACTTGCTAGGTCTTTTAATTTCATCTTTCAATCCTTTTTCTTTCTATCAGTTTGTTTACAATTAACAAAATAAAACTTATTCTGTTGGTTGCTTTTTCTAAATCGCGTCTTGCACAACGAATTTCATTTTGTGCTTTTGCTATTTCTGGAAGCAAAGCATCCAGTAAATCTTCTTCCCTTTTATTATCTAAGAGGTCCATAAATCTTCTTCCTTTGTATTTAATCGAGGAAACAAAATAAGGGCATGAAATGCCCTTATTCAGTTTTCTATTCAACTATTAACTAGCTGAGAAAATGTATTCACCAGTAACAATAATGTTAATTGGTGTTACCCAGACTGGAGCTGTAGCAGTAATGCTTGGCTCTAATCCAGTGATATATCCTTGTCCACGAACAATGATATTCTCAGTTGCGGCATCACCACTTGATCCAGTTACTGGACTACCTACGCTTTGAAAGTGAATTTCAAAAGCTAGTTTAGTCTTGTACTTAGACAAGTAGGCTAGACCTAAGTTTGTTGCTGTATCGCTAGCACCAGATCCGCCCATTACGCCTGTTGAGCCACCTGCACCAAAGAAACTTACTGGATCTACTACTAGATTCATGTTAATTTCGTTAGTTGCAGTTGTTGGAACTTGATACTTAGCTGTACTATCTAATTGACTCCATGAATGGATGTCATTTGCGTTTTTCATCTTTACATCGATTAACGCTGGAATTGTCAATGCACTTGAGCCTAGGCTAATTGCAGTTGGAACTCCGTTTGTCAATGTAATGGTACTGGCATCAGCACGATCGATTTTAACGACAATCTGTGTTACCGAGTTACCTGGTTGTGGGTTAATGTATGACATTATTTTTTTCCTTTTATTGTGGTATTAATTTTACAAAGTGGAACAAGAATTCAGTCACTAATGCATCTTCCATATAGTGTGTCTGAACAGTTACTAAGCGTTGAGTAACGCCCTGAACATTAAGCTCAGGAGTAAGTCTTGCATCCTTTATGGTTTGTACAATAGTTTCATAATTCGGTAACACCTGCTTGGCATCAGTTACGAGGAACGCACGGATATTTGTATGTTCTTGTGTTGCGCCACTTCCATCAAGAGCGTTGAGTGCAGTTATTTGATTAACTTGGTCAACATCCACATAAATGTGTTTTTTGTTCTTAATGTAAATTGGATCACGGTCATTAACATACGGCAATGTGGTCGCAATAATAGCTGGCGTTAGGGCCACTCTATTAGCTTGTAGATAATCAACAATGGCTGTTCTCATTATCGGCTTCTATGCAAACGCATTGCACCAGGTTTCTTTTCACTTGCAGTGATAGAACCGGCATTCAGTATGTCATACCAATCGCCTGCATTGATCAATTCCTCGAACAATGCTTGATAGCGTTGTTGGTAAAATCCAATCTTAGCTCTCTCTGCATTATCTTCTTTACTAAAATCAGCGATTCTAGGTAAGATGTAATAATACATTGAATAGTAAACGCAGAGATCTTGGAAATCTACTTTACGAACTAAAATTTGATTTGGATTAACATCTGGAACATCGCTAGCACTAGTAAAACTAGGGCTAACAGTTTCTTGTAGATATAAATCTCTCCACCAATCACTATATTTGATAGCATACAGGATTCGTTGAGTCCCTTTTATTAGTAGTTCCTCAACGATATCATCCGTGAGGCCTTCGTTGTTTTCAAACACACGCTGATCCATATCAAGAACATCTTGATATTCAGCGAAGCTGATAACATTTCCAGAATTATCTGTTATGAAGGCCATCTTATTTTCCTATTAGCTGATTACTGTTGTAGCAGTGATTGTTACACCGTGTAATGCGTTAAGAGTTGTTGCACCTGCAACTGCTTTTAACACAACATCAGTAGCACGATAAGCTGGTAGATACAATGTATTCATATCGATTGAACCACGCATAGCATGACCGAAAGCTGTACGAGCAAACACAGCACAAGTAGCATCAGTACCACTAACTGGAACTAAAGCACTTTCATAGATCTCAACACCAGCGATTGTACCGATGTAGAAACCACGCAATACATCATTACCTAAGTCACTTGGGTTAACTAAACCTGATGCACCACTGTATGGTAATGTTGCTGTTAGGTTCTTTTTCAAGCCATAAGCCGCACCTGGGTGGACAACAGCGTAGAAAGGACCTGTCAAGCGTTGTTCACGCAAGCTAGCGGCCGCTTTAAGAATGTCATTAACAACTAGGTTATGACCTGAAGCGCCTAAATCAGCAGTACCTGTTGAGTTAGCAACATAGTTAGCGGCAAATGCGCCAAAGTTGCTGAACACTTGACGGTCCATTGATTCAGCGATAGCACGACCTGACTGGTCACCGATTTGACTGAATACATCGCTGTATGCAGAATCACGGATCATGTCAGTAATTTGATGGTAAACCACATGCTCAGCTAGAGTAATTGTAGCCGCATTTGTGTTGGTTTGGTGTGCTGGGCTTGCTGATTCATCAGTGATCAAGTCAGCAGTTACACGATCCCAAACTGGAACTTGTAAGTTCTTACCAGAGTGGACTGGAGCATCGAACACAGTAACTAATTGACGAGCCACTGATGTTTCATATGCCTGATATTGAGCCTGAGTAACCAGGTTCGCAAACAATTCGCTGTTAAGCGAGGTATTAATGTTTGATGGATATGACATTTTTAATTTTCCTTAAAATTTATATTTTTTTATTAGCAACCGCTTTTGCATATATTTTTCTATGCTCGGCCAATCGCATGTCTAATTTGCTAATATCAATACCTTCACTAGGACCTTGATTGATATTAGACCTACTATTGACAGTAGCAGGAGTGGCCGACACAAAGTGCGGATTCGAATCCAGGAATTCTCGCACTAAATCATCTACCCCTAGAGGTTCACCGCGGTCATTATAACGAACAGTTCCTCTGTTATCTACTACTTCAACTTCACCATCATCATTTAATCGAACATTACTAGCTAACAACGCCTTAACCTGATCAGCATTCACAGCACGGTATTTGGCGGCGGCACTGATTAGAGGACTATTAACTTTATATTCTTTAATAATGTGGTCTCTCTTTTGGATCTCTTGATCCTTCTTTTGAGCAAGTTCTTGTAGAGTCTTTTCAAACTCCCCACGCTTCAATTGTTCTGCTTGGCGCTTTTGTTCCGCTTCAGCTTTTAATTGACGAAGTTCTTCCGGATCGCCCAAGTCCTCGTAAGGCTTTGTAGCTTTCTTCATGATCTTGGCTTTCATACGAGCCATCATATCATCGACTTCTTGCTGTGTGTAAGATCTTGTATCTAAGTTTTGTGCCTGGCTTTCACTACCTTGTAGTGCCGCGTCAGTTGCGTTTTTAGTTGCTATGGTATTGTTATATGAGTCCATATTCCTCTCGCCTCCCTTTCAGAGTAATAGTGTATTTATTGGTATAGGCATAAAACCTATACAAAATGG